TTTACTTTAGCGAAAGAACTAGTAATAATATCACCTTGTAAGAAAGTTAATAATGACGCTGTAATAAAACAGCTAGAAGAAAGGGCTAAGACTTATGCAAGGATATATCAAGATCAATAGGGCTATATTATTTCACCCATCACTACAAAAGAAAGATAGATCACTTTGTGAGATCGGTGCTTTCATTTGGATATTGTTAGAAGCAAGTTTTAAAGAAAGAGACTTTGACATTAAAGGTCAGACTATAAGATTAAAGCGTGGTCAGTTATGCTGTTCAATAAGTTATATGGCTAAAGCCTTTAATTGGAACAGGGCTAAAGTACAACGCTATTTGGATAGATTAAAAGCTAATGGTACAATTCTAACCGATACACCAAACGATACACCAGCCGATACACCAAATGTCCTTACCATCTGTCATTATGACGAGTATCAAGATACACCAATCGATACACCAACCGATAACAAACAGAATAAACTAATAAGAATAAATGATAAGAATATAGATGATTTTATGTATATATGGGGTAAGTTAAAAGCTAAGAGAGGTAGTAAGAAAGTAGCTATTCAGAAATATAATAAGATTAAGAATAAAATAGACTCTGACACCCTTATTGAAAAATATAACAAACTTGTCGATAAGGCATCTAGTCCTGAGTTTATTCCGCATTTTTCTACCTACCTATCACAAGAAAGATGGGAAGATGATGACACAGTTGTTAAGCTACCTGTAAAATCATCAGACGAATACTTTAGAGAAACCTACCCTGATAAAGTGCCAAAAGGTTTTAAAATGGTGGCGGAGACTTGGGCGGAGATAGAATATTCTGATGGAAAACAATATCTTAAGTTTAGTAAACGCAACGGAGAAAAAATATGAATGTATTAAGTTTATTTGATGGTATGAGCTGTGGTCAAATTGCTCTTAATCGTCTTGGTATAAAATATGATAATTATTTTGCGTGTGAGATAAAAAAAACAGCTATGCAAGTAACGCAACATAATTACCCAAATACTATACAATTAGGTGATGTTACAAAACTAGAAGTTAAAAATTTACCAAGAATAGACTTGTTGATAGGTGGAAGTCCTTGCCAAGATTTTTCAATTTTAAAGACTACAGGTAAAGGTTTAGAGGGTGATAAGTCTAAATTATTTTATGAATATCTTAGGTTAAAAAACCAGTTAAATCCTAAATTTTTCTTATTAGAAAATGTAAGAATGAAAAAATCAAGTGAGCTTGAACTGAATGAATATTTAGGAGTTAAAGGCATACATATAAACTCTGAATTAGTAAGCTATCAAAAAAGACCTAGAATATATTGGACAAATATACCTAATGTAGAAGTCCCAAAAGATAGAAATATTGATTTTCAAGACTTTAAAGAAACTAATTATGATATTTGTAAACAATATGAACTAACTAAAGTTCCAAGCCATATCAAAATGTGGAATAAGGGTAAAGGCAGAAATAATGAATTAAAAGTGTGTGCTAATGTTACAAATAGAAATAAAATATATTGTTTAACAAGGAGACAAGACAGAAGTCCAAACTCTGGACTAGTGCAGCTTGATGATTGGTGTAGATTTTTAACTAGACAAGAACTAGAACAAGCTCAAACAGTTCCAGTTGGTTATACAGATATTGTTTCAATAAACCAAGCACAAGACCTTTTAGGTGATGGCTGGACTGTTGATGTTATTTGTCATATTTTAAGTAAGTTATTTTATTTTGATTAAATAGAACGAATACAGTACACTTTGTGTATGGAGTATTTGAAGAAAGAAGATCGCAGAAACATTAAGCCTAAGTTTATTGGTACTAAGGAAGAAAAAGCCAAAGGACAAGGTAAAGTCGTAATGATTAATATATCTGAATCTTCTTTGGATATATTGCGGTCTAAAAAAGTTGTAAATATACAACAATATTACACAGCGTTAAGAGTTCGCAGATTATGGGAGAAAAGCCGCATAGGTAGTTATACTTCTAATTTTAATAAGGTAGGAGATATATCAGGGTGGAATGATATGGCAACCGATAGAATAGACGCTATATACAAACTATCACGCTTACATACTTGGTTAGGTGATAAAGCCTTTGGTTTGGTTTATAATATCTGTGTTGAAGATTACACCATTAAAGAAACAGCTACCATTCATCAAGTAGACCGAGTGTATCTTGGTAAGAGATTTAGAGAAGCCATAGACGAAGCACAAAAGTTTTTTGATCAAACATATTGACTTTTGCAAACAGTAAATGGTATAACTTACTAGAATACCATTCGTGTATTCGTATATAATTTTAAATCATTGAAAAGAAGGAGTTTATTATGCCAAGAGGTAAAGGTACATATGGATCTAAAGTCGGTAGACCACCAATGAAGAAGAAAAAAAAGAAAAAAAATAAATAATGTTCTTTGTTATCACAATATTACTAACTTTTAATACAGGCGAACAATTCACTAGAGAATACAAATTAAAATCATTTAACGACACTTGGTCGTGCCATCAATATATTGCTGATAACAAGGTTAAATTACTAACACCACATTTAGAAACTTTTAAAGATCAAATGACAGGTTTTGAATTTTATTGTGAAAGTCGCTATGGAGAAGAAGTATAAAAAGGTTGAATTACCTGAGTTTATTAGGTTATCTCATTATAGAATAACCTTAGAACAGATACCAAGCGAAATATCAGAAGAATGTGCAGAGCAACAAGGCTCGTTTCATTCTCGCAGTATGAGAATATACTTAGATCAAGATATTATATCACAAGGTGGCTCTATAGCTGTAGACCTTGTAAAACACGAAATATTACACGCTATCTATTATGTAAGACAACTAGAGGGCAAGGGTGAAGAAGATGTTGTCAATAGTATGGCAACACACTATACAGAAATAGAAAAAAATAACCCTGATTATGTCAGGTGGAAGTTACAAAACTTAAATTAATACTGCATAAGCAGGTACTCAAACAAAAGAGGGTAAAATGGGAAGAAAAACAAAATTACAAGACGAGATTCAACAAAGGCTTACACAAGCTATAGAAAGAGGATTAACTATAGAGGACGCCTGTGATTATGCAGGTATTACTAAGAAAACCTACTATAATTGGATAAATAAAAACACTGATGAGATAAAAGTAGAAACTGAAAGAAAAAAATTTTTACACTTTTTACACAATATAAAAAAGGCTCAGTCAGAATGTCAAATGTATTGTTTAGATTTCATAATGAAAGATAAGTCTTGGCAGTCTAAGGCTTGGTTATTAGAGAGAAGATTCCCTGATAGATGGGCTAAGAAAGATATGACCTTGAATGATAATAACGAAAAGGTTATAAACTTTACTTATGGCTAATCTTTTATTGGTATTGTACCTATCTACTGGAACTATAGCTTATCAAGTACCTGATGGATTGAATTGCGATAACCTATACGAAAGATTGGAAGCTGATAACATAATACAGTATGTAAATACTTATGATGACAGCGGATATATTACTGGAAAAGTTACTAAACATAATGATTATTATGTACACGCTTGGGGTTGCCAAGTAAACACAATTTAAAGGTCAATATGGCAAAAAAGAAAAAAGAAATATTTGAAAAGAAACGACCTAAAGCATTAGGTAAGGTTAAATCTTTTAATAAAAAAACTAAGGCTTATAAGTCTGCTAAATCACAAGCAGATCGTAAGTTTGGTAAAGGGGTATCTTTGTACAAGAATATCTTTATCAGTCAGGCAATAAAGAAATATAAACCTAAAAAGAAATAATGGCTAAATATCAGGGTAGAACAGTTAAACTAAACAAACCTAGTCGTGGTGATGTTAAGAAGTTTAAGGTCTTTGTAAAAGATAGATCAACTGGTAATGTAAAGAAAGTTAATTTCGGATCTAAGGAAATGAGTATTAAGAAGAACATTCCTGCTCGGAAAAGATCATTTGACGCTAGAATGGGTGGTGTGCTAAAAAGAGTTAAGGGACAAAAGAATTTAAGTCCTGCTTATTGGAGTTTACAGGCTTGGAAAAAAGGTTTTAAAGTATGAATGACGAGTTAAATAAGTTTTTAAATCAATCAATAAACGCTTTGAAAGATACTGAGGAAAAAGAATATATATTTAATAGTAATTACGCAGGTCGCAAAGTTAATATAAAAATAAAAATAAATGCCCTTAACAAGTCCGCAGAAACAAGTAACACAGTCCACAGCACGAAATAGAGTTCTAATTACAGGGCGTAGATTTGGTAAGACTTTTATTGCTATTGGTGAACTCTTAAACTTTGCCTGTAAGAAGCCTAAACAAAAGGTATGGTATGTAGCACCAACCTATCGACAGGCTAAGCAAATATGTTGGGCTAAGTTAAAAGAAGTAGCTATAGACAACGATTTAGTCAGCTATATAAACGAAACAGATTTAACATTAAGATTACATAACAATTCTGAAATATCTTTACGAGGCTCAGACCGATCTTATGACCAGTTAAGAGGTGTTGGATTAAACTTTCTAGTATTAGATGAGTTTGCTGACATACCAAGTGAAGCATATTATTCAGTGTTAAGAGCTACCTTATCTGACACCAAAGGTGATTTCTTTGCCTGTGGTACACCTAGAGGTTATGGTAATTGGGCTTATGACCTTTATATGAAAGGTAAGGAAGATAAAGACTGGGAATCTTGGCAATTTACCACCCTACAGGGAGAGCAAGTAGATTCAGACGAAGTAGAAGCCGCTAAAGCTGACCTAGACGAAAGAACATTTAGACAAGAGTACGAAGCAACCTTTGAGACATACTCAGGTGCTATATATTACAATTTTAACAGAGAAGATAATGTTAAGACTGTAAAGGACAACAACACGACATTGCATATAGGTATGGATTTTAACATTGATCCAATGAGTGCCGCAGTGTTCCAAATAGAAAATAATGTTATCAATTTTATTGATGAGATCACAATATACTCATCTAACACAGAAGAATTAGTTAAGGAAATAGAAGCAAGATACCCTGAACGAAAGATAATTGTATATCCTGATCCTGCCTGTAGACAACGCAAGACCTCAGCAGGTGGTAGAACTGATTTAACGATATTACAGAACGCAGGACTAACTGTAAGAGTTAAGAACGCACACCCTCAAATAAGAGACAGAATAAACGCTGTTAATTCGAGGCTAAAGAATACAAACGAGCAAAGAATGTTATTTATAAACCCCAAATGTAAAAACATTATTAGAGGCTTGGAAAGACACCTTTACAAAGAGGGAACTACGCAACCTGACAAGGATAGCGGTTTTGACCATATGAACGACGCATTAGGCTATGCGGTTGATTATCTGTTCCCTATAAGGAAAAATTATAACAAAGAATTACCTACGAGATGGAGTGTTAAATAATGGGAACTTATATAACGAATGAAAGCAATATGGAATCTTTAATCCACAGTAAAGATTTTATGGAAGCTAGACACGATAATTATGACTTAATGATTCAGAGATGGAATTTTTATTTAAGATCATACTTGGGTGGAGAAGAATACCGATCAGGTAGTTTCTTACACGAATACGCATTAGAATTAGATTTAGAATATCAAAATAGAGTTAATTATACGCCTATAGACAACCATAGTCGTAATATCATAAGCATTTACTCAAGTTTCTTATTCAGAGTACCACCAACAAGAGATTATGGTACATTGTCTACAGAGCCTAGTTTAGAATCATTCTTAGCTGATAGTGATTTAGACGGACAGAACTTTAATGCGTTTATGAAGAACGCACAGACTTACGCAGGGGTTTATGGCAATGTATGGATATTTGTTGATAAACCTGAAAGCA